TGGGTAAGATTTAAATATTCGGAATAAGACACAGTCTCGTACTGATGAAAGCATAACATCGTAACCAACTGTACAGGTAGTTTTGCGCCAGGTGGTAAAATTGTATCTTTTTCCCCTACATTTACTAGGTTCACAAAAATTTCTCCCGTGTAACCGGGATCAATAACACCCGCTCTTGCAACGAGCCCTGTCTTAGTGACAGATCCTCTTTCCTTGATTAATCCCACGGTTCCCTTTGGAAGGACAACCCTGACACCTGTCGGAATCATGATTGCAGGTTCCTTGAAAGCTGTCCATTTGTTTCTTCCTGGTATTGTGATTTCAGGCCCTGTATTATACAAATCTAAACCGACTGACTCTCCGTCGTACGCAGGACCGTAATTAAAAGGGTCGACACCGATTTTTTCGAAGATATCTACTGCCTGTTGTGATAAAGTCATTTTAATTTTCATGTTGTTCTCCATTTACTTCCGCCCATTTCTGTTTAAGGAGATCTTTCATCTCTGAGTTTGTTTGTTTTACAGCTTCATCTAAAGTAAGAGCGCTTTCATCCAATATTTTAAATCTACTCATAGCTGTGTCAATGTGAATTGGAAAAACGATTCCGTCCTTACCAGCTCGATTCTTTGCTACGAAAAGCCTTCCAGCTCCTGTTGCTTTTTCTGTGGGCTTTCTAGACAAAGAGATTACACAGTCTGCAACCATCGCTTTTCCGTATGCTTCAGACATATTTTCAAGCCCTACGATATCAGACTTAGCAGAATCTCTATTTGCTTGACTTGCTGTCCAGATTGGGATGTTTAGATCCATTGCTAAGTTTCGAAGTTCTTCGTAAACTAACTTGAGTTCATGACGAAGAGAATCATAAGATTTCGTAGATTTCATAATGTCAGCGTAATCTATTACTATAAGAGAAGGAGTAAATCCTTTTAGCATCAACTTTTCAACATGGTTCCTGATTGTTATTGAAGATGCCGATCCTGTAGGATATTCTTTGATGATAAGTCTACCAAGCTCCATCCCCTTATACTTTTCAATGACTTCTTCTTTGCGGTCTTGAACTTCGTTGGCAGGTATTCCGCACAGATTAGCATCGTATCGAAGCCCAACAGCGTGTTCTGTCAATTCGAAAGTGTAGTGAAGCACATTTTTTCCTACACGCATTGCGTTGGCTCCCATGGCAACAAGCCAGTGAGACTTTCCGACTCCGGTATTTGCAGTAACTACTCCGATTTCTCCGCGGCCTAAACCGCCTCTGAGTATTTCTTTGTCATCTAGCTTAGCTAATCCTGTTGGGCAAACCTGCCTGTTTATCTTAACAAATCTTGCTTCCACATCCTCGAAGAAGTCATGCCCTGTACTTGAAGGAAGCCCTACAGAAACTGCTTGACGCATAATTGTAAGAACAGAATCAAACTTTTCTGTTTGTATCAATTCAACAGACTGCTCGAGAGCTTCTTTGAAAGCTTGTTTCCTGCAGAAGTCAAGAGTTTTGTCTTTTACATAAGCGAGATCAGAAAGACTTGTGCTGGTTTTCACTCTGTGTAAGAATTCAATAATTTGATCTCTTAGGATTCCGTCGTCTTTTTCGCCAAGATCTTCCTTGATTATCGTTACGAGCAGTCCCAAAGTAGGAAATGACTTGTACTTAGTGTAATAAGAAAAGAACTTGTCAGCCAAATACTGCAGATACTTCAAGTCAAAGAACATGGGGTTCATGACTTCGACCATTTGGGCTGCCCACTCTCTATCTGTAGTCAGGCTTTGGAATATTTTTTCCTGGAAGGCTTTTCCATATCTTCCAAAGTGATGTTCAGTAGAGTTCTCAAATTCTTGCATTACTATCTCCGAGTTGCTGCTCTTAACGATGCAAAAAAGCCATCTGCATCAAAATTATTGATTCCGTACTTAAGCATGTCTCTTATTAATTCTATCTTATTCATAGATGTATCATCTTCTTCAAAAGCGTCACGTATCTTTTGTATCTGAAATGCTGAAAGGTTATTTATGTCCAGATACATTAGTCGCCAATTCCTCTTTGGAACATCAGAAAATTCAACTATGTTAGTGTATATCTTCAACTTACTTTTTTCAAGCATTTGTTCAGATTTTTTTATTATGTCTTCAACACTCACAAAATCCTTTTCTCCCATTTCCGGAAATCTTTTGGCTAGAGAAGAAAAGCCCACTCTTGGAACTCCCTCCAGATTGTCTGAGGGATCTCCAATGAAGGACCTTGCGGTGCAAAAATTGTTGACATGAATTCCAAACTTTTCTCTAACATCTCGAAGATTGATGAAAGACTTTTTACCAGGTGACCACTGCACAACTTCTCTCGACAAGACCTGATAGAGATCCTTGTCAGACGAAACTACAACCTTTCTGGTTCCTTCGAACATGTGTCTCGCTATGTATGCTATGATATCGTCAGCTTCACAGTCTGTGATATAGAGCTGTTGTACAGGAGTATGCCTCATCAATGAGATCAGCATGGCAATCTCGTTGTCTCTATTCTGAACTGTGTCGGGTATCTCTTCTCCGTAATATCTATTTAGCTTTTGAGGCCGGCGGCCGTTTTTATACCCTTTGTAGATAGATCTTTTGCGAAGAGATCCTCCCCCTTCCCAGACGATTATAATCTTTCTAGGCCCTATTCTATCAGAAAGATATCCTAGCGCCTTCATAAATCCTACTACGCCTCCCACATGATTCCCATGCATTCCTATCGTAGGATTTGCAACAAAGTGTTGCATGAAAAGATTTAAGCCGTCGACGAGGAGGATGGGTCTGTCAGACATCATGCCTCCGGATCTAGGATTTCTTCTTCTAAGTCCATCGCAATTGATCGAACCTCTTCATAGGATTCGTGATCAACAGACATATGATCGTTGTGACTCATGATCCTAATCATTGCTTTTTCCAAAAGAAAGTCACAGTATTTTGAATACTCAGGGTCAGTCATGACTTCGTTAAAGTCGGCTTTATAAAATTTCTTTTCAACAAATACTTCGCCAGTTTTTTCGTTGTGGACTGTTAGAGTTTTCCATGCTCCGTTTCCTCCGATTTCTACAATATTGTCACCCATCAATTCAGGGCCATGTTTTCTGAGGACATCGAAGACTTGTTCATGCTCCCTGATTCCTTTTCCAAAGTGAATTTCAAACATACACTCTCTGAAGGGCGCAGAAACCTTGTTTTTGATCGTCTTGGCTTTTACGTTGATTCCGATCACTTCCTTGTTCTTGTTTGTGATTTGCTGACCGGCCCCCAGTTTAATTCGTACAGACGAGTGAAAAGGTATTGCTTTCATGTTAGTCCTCTACTTTCATAGAGGCATGGACTATATCTTCAAAAATCTTATCGTGTGTAATATCTTTTAGATCACTTTCCCAGTATCTCAAGATACCAAAGCCAGATTTAAGAATTTCCTGATCTTTGGTTCTGTCGTTTTCCCAGATTTCTTTGGCTAGCGTCTTTTTTCCGCCAATCAAATCTTCAGGTTTAAACTTATCTGGATTTGCGTGCCAGTAATCACCATCAATCTCAACGATTACATGATGGTCTGGTAGATAAAAATCACAAACATACCTTTTGACAGGCTTTTGTGTTTCATATCTAACGCTAAGTTCATCTAAAATTTTAGCAAACATAAGCTCAGGCCTCGTATTCTTAGAGCACGAAGGTAACACATTTTTATTATGCCACTGCTCCTGTCTTTTGTCTGCCTCTTCAATGCCGTATTTAACTACCCATCTTTCATAGTTCGACTTTTTCATCCATTCTGTTGGCTTCACAGATTTAAGTTGTGGCCACTTATCTGGATTTTCGGATATCTTTTGCTTCATTAGAGAAGATTGACTTTTTCTGTAGCCTTCCTTTTGAGTAGCCTCCCGACAAGCGACAGCTTTTTGTTCACGAATCTCAGGAGTCCCGTAAACTTTATCGGCCATTCTTTGACAGTTTTCCTTATTCATTTCTGAACTTCTCCACTCTGAGAATCTGTCAAAATCTCCAAAACTTGCATTTGGATAATTTCGCTTGTAGTCTTCCGTAGTCATTCCATGTCTTTTAAGATGCGAGTTGGTTATGGCTTTGAAGTCCTTACCGCATACTTCACACTTAAATTTTTGTCCCGCGCTCATAGGTGCTTTCTCCTTGCACTTATAAATATCATGAAACGGTAAAGCCTTACCATGAAACTTAATTTTTGCAAGGTTACTAATCACTAGTCTCTGAACCTTCGACCTGTCACCAGGAAGCTTGGCTGCGAATTATCCAATCCTGCATCTTTTTCAACATTCACGCTCGCAATTACTCGCCACGTTGTAGTGCTGCAGGCTCTAAGGACGTTCTCGCAATTCACGGGATGAATTTGCATTTTATCCTCTTGCTAGGGAGGCAAGCATTTCACCACCCGGAGTTGTGTTGTGATTAACGTGACCATTAGCAATATATGCATTGCCATCCGGAACACTTACATCAACAACGTTCATCCTTCCATCCATTCTAGAAGCTTTTGGATTATCCTTCAGCTTAACCCACTCTCCATTCTCTAGAGTCCTGTGAACAGATGTACCCTGTAGATCTCCAAGAATGTATGATGTCTCTACAGCTTGCTTTACTACAAAGTTGGTCATAGGCTTAAATCCATCTGGACCTTCTATCATAGTTCCAACATCTGTGAGATCATACTCACAGGGTGTTTCAAAGTCATCAATCCCCAGAATCTTAGCATATTCTGCGAATGTCAGTTCCTTCTCTATCATTGCCATGTTAGTCTCCTTTTTTGGCGTTATATTCGCGAAGTCTTTCCGCGAAAAGTGAATTTTCATCGTATCGAATTTTAATCCTAGTTGTTTCAGGATTTACGCATGTCGGATCTCCATACATAACTCCAACGTTTGTCCTGATTTGATTTAAACATATGAACAATACATTTTGATTCGCAATAACTCCGGTTATCTTCCTCATTCCCTTTGAAATTGCTCGAGCTTGCAACCCAATTGATTCTTTATCGTAATCTCCGATAAGTTCAGCTTTTGGTGAAGAAGCTGCAACAGAATCCCAAATGATCGTGATGGGTACATCCTTGTCCATTGCTTTTGCTTTTAAGATGGTAGATTCAGCGATAGAGAGCACTTCTTCAGTACAATGAGTATCAACATAGACAAATCTCTTAGTAATGTCCACGCCTAAAAGAGAGAGGTTATCAACGCTTGTCGCATTTTCTGTATCGATGTATACCACGATTCCACCCATTTGTTGTGTAGACCGAGCAATCTGAATTGCTATGTGTGACTTTCCAATTGAAGGGGGTCCGAAAATTTCAACAATTCTTCCCTCAGGAAGTCCACCGTTTGGTCGATTAGCAACAATGTAATCGAGAAGTCGAGAACCCGTACTTATCCACCGTTTAACGTGTGTTGGTGAATCATCGAATGCAAGATTATAAGCGACTTTTGAGCTATGCTCCTTGTTTAAAGAGGCGATCAAGTCAACAGTGAAATCATCGGACTCTATATTCTTTTTCTTTGCCATTTTTTCTCCTTAAAGAACTAATAGTATTTTATGTAAGAAGAGTCAAGTGTACAGTGATAAAAAAAATAAAGCGGCAAAATGCCGCTTTATAGTATTTGTATCTTTATTGTGAGCTATTAGAGATCTTCTAAATCAGCGAAAGCTTCGTCTAGACTCTTATACTTCTTAGAATCAGTGGCTGTGGAAGGAGTATCGGTATCATCATCAAAACTAGAAGACTTTTCAGAAGAAGTCGTGGAAGAGTTTTCTGTAAAATTACCTCTAGAAGTTCCAAGGTCTTCGTCTTCATCAGAACCATTCAACCATGCAGTGACGATGTTCTCAAGCTCTTCGTATGTCTTGAGTGAATAGATCTCATCAAGATCAGGAATGTTCTTGAGCCAGTCTTTTGCCTGAGATGTCGTTTCGGAAAGCTTGCTGCTTTTACCTCTAGGCCGAACTTCAGTTGTTGCCCATTGTCGACCAGGTGTCTTCGTGCAAATAACCTTTACATCTCGTCCAGATGTAG